TCAACGTGTGTGATTTCGGCACAACCAATCAAAAGTATAGTGTAAAATATTGACAGTAATTTCATACATATTATTTATAAAATCATTGAACTTCAAGTCGCGACATCAGTCTTTCAGCACGATTGGTAACTTGACGATACCAAAGCGAATCGCGACCTTCAATGGCAGCAGCTGCCCATTCTTCGCAAAGTAAATGCGCATTCATCTTTCTAAATTTGGACAAGCGAGTACGACCCATATTGAACATCATGTTAACTAGAATCTCTTGCACTTCTCCAGGAAAACTATCCCATTCACTCATACCATACAACGCAACGCACTCACTTATAGCCAGATCGAGATCTCGGTCAAAGCACTCTTTAACGCGCTCGACTGAGACTGGTTCTCCGACGTCATATCCGTGTTCTGGATCTGACTCAAGCACGAGATGCCCCACTCCGAAGGTTTTATACCCAAGATGGTCCAAATAAATTTCATATACGACTCCTTCGTCGACTTTCAATTGATCATAAACATTTTCTCGATTCATCTTTACTTTCTCGCTGTTCTAAGTTACAATGGAGTCAAAGGTTTGAGGTATACATGAGCGCATTTTATACAAACGTCTTCAACCAAGGAAACCATATTTATGTTCGTGGTTTCGACGATGACGGCGAACGAATACAAAAGAAGTACACGTATGAACCAAGGTTATACGTGCCATCACAAACGCAGACTGGGTTGGTCGATGTTCACAACAACCCAGTCAAACCTGTTGACTTTCATAGTATTTATGAAGCGAAAGATTTCATCAAAAAATATGAAGACGTTGATGGGTTTAATATCTATGGTTACGATCGTTGGGCATATATGTTTATCTATGATCGTTACAAAGATCGCGATCCTGACACCAGCAAGATAAACATCGTCTCTCTTGATATTGAGGTTGCCTCTGACGATGGATTCCCAGAACCTGACGTTGCCGAGAAAGAAGTCACAGCAATCACAATCAAACGAAGAAACATGACCGTGGTGATTGGTTGTGGTGAGTTCGTATCCAATGACAAGAATGTCTACTATCTCAAGTGTAAGGACGAGTCCCATCTACTTCGTAAGTTTCTACAAGCATGGGAAGGCATGGACGTTGATGTGTTGACTGGTTGGAACACTGAGTTCTTTGATGTTCCGTATCTGGTCAATCGTATCCGCAAACTGCTTGGTGAAGACCACGTAAAACGACTCTCACCATGGGGTAAACTCCGCGAGTATACTGTCACCATGGGCACGAAAAAGAATCAAGGTTACAATCTGTATGGCATCGCGCACCTTGATTATCTAGCAGTGTATAAGAAGTTTCGCCTTCAACCCAGAGAGTCCTATCGCCTCGACTATATTTGTGAACTTGAACTCGGTGAGAAAAAGATAGACTACTCTGAACACGGTAATCTGTATACGCTATACAAAGAGGACTATCAAAAATTTATTGAGTATAATATTCGCGACGTTGATTTGATCTTCATGCTTGAGGACAAACTCGGATATCTTGACGTAGTGTTTGCCTTGACCTATGACTCCGGTTGTAACTTCGAGGATGGTCTGTCTACCCTGACGATCTGGGATACAATTATACACAACTATCTCATGGATCAAAACGTAGTCATTCCAACGAAGAAACCAACGCCAGGAAACGCAGGGCAGATCGTTGGTGGTTTCGTAAAAGAACCAAGGGTTGGTATGTCAGAGTGGGTGATGTCGTTTGACTTAAACTCTCTGTATCCTCACTTGATTATGCAGTATAACATCTCGCCTGATACACGTGCGCGTGGGCGCGAGGTGATGGATCTAGGCAGGATTGCGGGCAAGGCGAGCGTTGATGCATTCTTAAATCAAACGATTGATACATCGCCTTTGATTGAGCGAGATCTTACAGTGACTGCGAATGGTAAGTTCTATCGCAAAGACAAGCAAGGTTTCTTATCTACGTTGATGTTTAATATGTACAACGATCGCAAGAAGTATAAGAAAAAGATGATTGCTGCACAGCAAGAGTATCAAAAGAATCAGACACCAGAGTTAGAGCGCGAGATATCTCGAAACCACAATATGCAGTATGCGTTGAAGATTCTATTGAACTCTGCTTATGGCGCGATCGCTAACAAATACTTCCGCTGGTTTGAGCAAGAGAACGCTGAAGCAATCACGATGTCTGGTCAGTTGTCGATTCGTTGGATTGAAAAGCGAATCAATGAGTATCTTAATAAAGTCCTTGGCACGGAGAAAGATTATGTGGTGGCAGTAGATACTGACTCAGTGTACGTTCGTTTCGATGAAATGGTTAAACTTGTTCTACCTGATAATCCTATCGACTTTCTTGATAAGGTTGCCAGTGAAAAGATTGAACCGTTTATGGATCAATGCTATCTTGATCTAAAAGAATACATGAATGCATATGATCAGAAGATGATTATGAAGCGCGAGAACATTGGCGACAAGGCGATCTGGACTGCCAAGAAACGATACATCATGAATGTCTGGGACAGCGAGGGTGTTCGATATAATGAACCCAAACTCAAGATGATGGGCATCGAAGCAATTCGTTCGTCAACTCCTTCGGTGATCCGCGACTATATTAAAGAAACACTGAAGTTGATTATGAACACCGACGAGCAAACAACGCAGAATTTTATTGCTCAAATCCGCGAAGAGTTTTACACTCTGCCTTTCGAGTCGGTTGCGTTTCCTCGCGGTGTTAGTTTGACGACATGGAAAACAACCAGCGATGGTCGCCGATATCCTGAATCCTATGCTGATCCGATGACTATCTATAAGAAGTCAACTCCGATACAAGTCAAGGGTGTTCTTCTCTACAACCATCTACTAAATAAATATGATCTCACAAAAAAATATGAAGAAATAAAAGACGGCGAGAAGATAAAGTTCTGTTATTTAAAAGTTCCTAATCCACTCCGCGACAAAGTAATTGCTTCAACTGGCGCATTGCCGCCTGAGTTCGGTCTAGAAAAATATATTGATTATGATACGCAGTTTGAAAAAGGTTATCTTGATCCTATGAGTATCATACTGTCAGTGATTGGTTGGTCAGCAGAAAAACAGAGTACACTTGAGGACTTTTTTGGATGAATTGGTTTAATAACATACTAAAGGAACTGGAAAAACCTGTTGAGAAAAATCCAATTGACGTTGCGATTGTAGAGAAACTTCCAGGGGCAGATAACGAGCATGTACAAGAAGTTTACAAAGCAAGATGGGTTTGGTATCATACAATTCTTGCCGTGGAAATTGCTTTTACAAATATTTTATTGATAGCAATATTATTAGCAGTGGTTTTAAAATGATGAAAAACAGATACGGTGACGAATATTATTGGGAACAGATTTGTGACAAAGAATACAAGTTTGTGATGGAAGGCGACTCAATAACGTATTGTCGCTTTGGTGGTAAAGAAGGTCAAGAAGGCATTGATCACGATGATCTCGGTATGTTTGATCCCAGCGGCGGACCTTATGTTGCAGTCGGTATAGGTATCTACTGGGATGAAATCAAAGGTGCTGAGAAACAAGAACCTTTGACTGTATCGCATATTCGTCATGACGGTGAGAATATTATTGTGAGGGTTGAGTGATGGAAAAAATTTATATAGAAATTGATGCAGATCCATGGTTGACTTGTGATGGCGACATCGAAGTTACCCATTGGGTAAGTGCTGATGGCGACATCGAAGTTAATGTATATTTTGGAGAAGCATGTGAACCAAACTATATGTCGAAGGTAAGTCTCAAAGAGTTAGTAGATCGTGAGTTAGAAAGTATGATTCCAGGTGTTATTCCTGGGTCCGATGATATCAAATCTGTGACTATTGCAGAGTATCATATTGACGATACCAAGCGTCTCTTGGCAAGTTTGAAAGAAGCATATGAGTATGCATGTAAACGTGCAGAGGAGTTAGGTTATGAGTAATGCAATAAAGAGGAAAAGTAAATGACGGACAAACCAGCGATTGATCTCGGCGATTTTGACTTTGGTTTTTCACTTGTTGATGCTGATGAATTAGAAGAAGTCCAGCAGATACAACAAACAGTTACTCAGGCAGAAAGTACAGCAGGTGAGTGGCAACAACAAGCAGAGCAGTGGCGAGACAAAGCACAGACGATTTATAAGGCAGTCCAACCGCTACTAAATAACTTGGCGCAGTCACCGGAGAAAGAATATATTCTTTGGCCAGATCGCGTTGATAAAATTAATAATTTTAAATTAAAATTAATGTCGATACTGGAGGATTAATGAACATCAATCATCTTGTTTTGGTGATGGGTTTATTATTGACTGCGGTAGGTGGATATTTTTCAATCATAGGACTGGCGACAATCTTCGCTGGCGCATATTGGTCAGTTGTCGTAATGGCATCTGCACTTGAACTCTCAAAGATCGTAGCAGCATCATGGATATATCGGTGCTGGTCGATTGCTCCTATTCTAATTCGAACATATATGGTGTCGGCAGTAACCGTTCTTGTGTTGATTACAAGCATGGGTATCTTTGGTTATCTATCCAAAGCGCATGTCGACCAAACAATAATGCAAGGTGGAAATAATGAAATCAGAATTGAATCGTTACAACGCAGAATCGACCGCCAAAATAGTATCATTAATGACTCAACAATTGTCCTCGGGCAACTTGACGAAGCGGTATCCATTCTACAAGAATACGACAGAATACGGGGACCTGAAGGTGCGATTGCAGTTAGGCAGTCTCAGTCCGAAGAAAGGGCAACGCTCAACAAAACGATATCTGATGCGTATGATACTATCGAAGAACTCACCGAAGAAATCCTCCCGCTCCGTAGACAATCTATTGAACTTGAAGCAGAGATTGGACCGCTCAAATATATCGCGGAGTTAATTTATGGGACAGATAGTGCGTCTGACTATTTTGACAATGCTGTTAGGTGGATTATTATATTACTCGTATGTGTATTTGATCCCTTGGCAATCGTTATGATACTTGCTGGTAATGTTGGATTGAATCAAAGAAAAAAGATTCTACCAATGACTGAAGAAGAAATATTGAAAGACGTTGACTTGTTTTCTCCTGAAAGAGATAGTCATGGATTGGATGGGTAAATGTCTTTACATTGTGTAAGTAATGAAGTATGATAGTGTAAATTGTAATGGAGATATTGTATGTCTGTGCTCGCTAAACTGAAAAAGAACTCAACGATTAAAGAAACTGCGATTCTTTCTGAATCTAAATTCTTTAACGAAAAGGATATGATTCCAACCAATGTCCCGATTATTAACGTGGCATTGTCTGGTCGTCTTGATGGTGGTTTAACTCCTGGTCTTACTATGTGGGCAGGTCCATCTAAGCACTTTAAAACTGCTTTCAGTTTACTGATGGCGAAAGCATATTTGGAAAAATATGAGGATGCGGCACTTTTGTTCTATGATTCGGAGTTTGGTACTCCACAGTCATACTTCAAAGCTTTCGGAATCGATATGGATCGTGTTCTCCATACTCCTATTACTGATGTTGAACAGCTCAAATTTGATATAATGAAACAACTCTCAGAGATCGGACGAGATGAGCGAGTAATTATTGTCATTGATTCCATTGGCAACTTAGCATCGAAGAAAGAAGTCGAAGATGCAATGAACGAAAAGTCTGTTGCTGATATGTCTCGTGCTAAACAGATCAAGTCGCTGTTCCGTATGGTTACTCCTCATCTTACAATGAAAGATATCCCAATGGTTGTAGTGAATCATACCTATATGGAAATTGGTATGTTCCCGAAAGCAATCGTTGGCGGTGGTACTGGTTCATACTACAGTGCTGATAATATCTTTATCATTGGTCGACAGCAGGAAAAGACTGGTACAGAAGTCACTGGTTACAACTTTATTATCAACGTTGAAAAGTCTCGTTATGTAAAAGAGAAGTCCAAGATTCCAGTCAATGTTCGCTGGGATGGTGGTATTACTAAATGGTCTGGTCTACTTGATATCGCGCTCAAAGGTGGGTTCGTAATCAAACCAAGCAATGGTTGGTACTCACGCGTTGACCTTGAGTCAGGTGCTGCCGAAGAGAAGAAGTTCCGTTTGAAAGACACTGAGACCAAAGACTTCTGGATGCCGATACTGACGAATAAGCGATTCTCTGATTATGTCCAAAACACTTATCAGGTTGCGCATAATCCTATAATCACTGATGAAGAAATCGAAGACTATATTGAAGAAGCATGAAACTAAAAACGCCGCTACGATATCCAGGTGGTAAGTCTCGCGCAACAAAGTTCTTCTTTACTGAGGAACACCTCCCTCAAGGTACAATTACAGAATATCGTGAACCATTCCTCGGCGGTGGTAGTTGCGCTCTTGCCTTCTCCCAACTTTACCCAGATGTTCCAGTCTGGGTAAATGACACATATTATAATCTTTATTGCTTTTGGATAACATTGCGCGATCAGTGTCTTGATCTACAAGAGATACTGTATGCGAAGAAACAAGAAGCACTGCGAAATGATACTCACCGTGAGTTGTTTTTACATTGTAAAGAAACCATTGGTGACTGTGAAGACAAACTAGAGATTGCTTGGCGGTTTTACGTTTGTAATAAATGTTCTTTCTCTGGATTAGGTGAGTCATCAGGATTCTCTGCTGCCGCGTCATTGTCCAACTTCAGCGAGGCAGGTATTAACAAACTGATTGCATACTCTCGTCTGATACAGAACTGGGAAATCACCAACGATGATTACACGGTTTTATTGCAAGATCTCTCCGAGGATACGTTCGTTTTCCTTGACCCACCCTATGACATCAACTCTTTCCTTTATGGTAAGAAAGGTGCCCATCATTTAAATTTTGATCATTATAAATTCCGTGAAGACGTTATCACTCTGCCTTGTCATGTGATGATTACCTATAACAGCAATCAGAAACTTCGAGAGATGTATAATGCGTGGGAACAGGTTGAATGGGACTTGACCTACACAATGCACTCAGGTAAAGCATATCGAAAAGATGAAGGCAATCGCAAAGAATTATTGCTAAAAAATTATTTACAACCTGCGGAAAATACCTTACAATCATGGTTATGAAAGATAAATTTATACATGCATACATGGACGTTGCTGAAAGGTTTGCCCAACTGAGTACAGCGAAGAAACTCCAAGTCGGTTCTGTGATCGTGAAAGACAATCGCATCATCTCTATTGGATACAATGGCACACCTGCAGGTTGGTCGAACGAATGTGAGGATGAGTTTCTCTATGAGGACGGTGGAACATATCTCAAAACCAAACCAGAAGTCATACACGCAGAAATGAATGCTCTGATGAAACTTGCTCGCTCTCCGGAGTCAGGCGAAGGAGCAGCATTATTCGTAACACACTTTCCTTGTATTGAATGCGCAAAATGTATTTACCAAGCAGGGATATCTATAGTATACTATCGTAATCAATACGAAGCATCGAAAGGTTGTGGTTGGAATTTTCTCAATGAATGTAATATAGAAACGGTAAAGGTCAATGCAGATATTATGAGTATGAAAGATAAATTAAGTTTAGAAAAAATTACATTAAGAGGTGATAATGACTGAAGTGAATATGGAAGAGATGATTCTCTCCAATCTTTTAAACAATGAAAATTATCTGCGCAATGTTTCACCTTTCCTGAAAAAAGAATATTTCAGTCACTCGAACGCAACGGTGTTTCGATTGATACATGATTACTTCACTGAGTACAGTAATCCTCCTACACAGCATGCATTAAAGATTGAACTTGATAATCTTGGTGGCATTAATCAGGATAACTATGACCACAGCATTGAATTAATCACTCGCCTTTCTAACTCCGAAACTGATATTGAATGGTTGTCTGAAAAAACTGAGAAGTGGTGTCAAGACAAGGCAATCTATAATGCCATCATGGAATCAATACAGGTTATCGAAGGTAACTCAAAGAAAGACAAAGGAGCGTTGCCTGAGATTCTCTCCGATGCCCTTTCGGTTTCTTTTGATACCCATATTGGTCATGACTTCATTGAAGACTTCGAGAAGCGATATGACTTCTATCATCAAAAGGTTGAGCGTATGCCTTTTGATATTGATCTATTTAATACAATCACTCGTGGCGGTGTTCCACGTAAAACGCTGAATGTAATCCTCGCTGGTACAGGTGTGGGTAAAACATTAATGATGTGTCACTTTGCCGCAGCGAATATGATGGAAGGTAAGAATGTCCTGTATATCACACTGGAGATGGCAGAGGAGCGTATTGCTGAAAGGATTGATGCTAACCTAATGGATGTTCCATTGAATGAGTTAGAGACCTATCCTAAGCAAACATTTGAAACCAAGATCGATCGTATTCGTAAAAAGACTGAAGGTAAACTGGTCATCAAGGAATATCCTACTGCCTCTGTTGGCGCAGGGCACTTCCGTCATTTACTGAATGAATTAAAATTGAAGAAAAAGTTTTCGCCTGATATTATCTATATTGATTATCTCAATCTTTGTATTTCTTCAAGAATGAAAATGGGTGGCAGCGTGAACACCTACACGTATGTCAAAGCAATCGCAGAAGAACTGAGAGGACTTGCCGTTGAAAACAACCTACCGATCTTTACAGCAACGCAGACAAATCGTACTGGGTTCACATCGTCGGATGTGGGACTTGAGGACACGTCAGAATCATTCGGACTCCCAGCAACAGCAGACTTCATGGTCGCCGCCATCTCGTCAGAAGAACTCGAAGGAATGAATCAGATTATGGTGAAGCAGTTAAAGAATCGCTATGGCGATCCTGCGCTTCACCGAAGGTTTGTGGTTGGCGTAGACCGTTCTCGGATGAAACTATATAATGCTGAAACCCAAACATCTATAATACCATCAATTGATGATGTACCTGTGATGGATAATAGTGACTTTGGTGCTGGACTGAAACGCGAACGTGTAGATAAAACGGTGTTTAACTCATGGAAATAAGGAGGCAGAAGATGTTAAAAATTAATTATAAATTTAATGAAGATAAATTGATCGAGGAGTTTAAGGAATACATCGAATCAACATATGACAGTCACTATGGAACTGGAGGTATTCAGTCGCTTGAAGTAATCTCAGACAGAGGTCGTGGTCTAGACTTTTGTTTGGGTAATGTA